CAAACTGGGTTGTACTACCATTACCGGAGTAGGAATTTTTTACTGTTGTGCTTGATACTGTCATGTTGTTTTACCTATATTCAATTACCTAATCATTGTCTAGTTTTATTGTATAAACCTCTTTATTATAATATTTATTTACAGCAAGTTTAGCACCATTAATCATATCTTTTAACACAATATTTGTAAAATACAATTTTTCTTCTGGAGTAGAATCTTTAGCTTCGTTAATATTTCTTATAACATCTTCTTGAACCTGTAAAGCTCTGTATGCTTGTTCTAATACTACCCAATTTGCAGGTAATTTATTTTTCTCTATTTTTGCTTTTTCTATTTCACCTCTATTTTCTAATATTCTTGCAGCATTAAGTCTTTTCATAACAGGCTCATATAGTTTTCTAAAGTCTGTTATTGGTTCTGCATTTCTGTCTGGATTTTTTATAAATATTGCTTTTATAATTGGATATTCAGATAGCATTTTTTTTCTATTATTTGATCTATCTACAATACCAGCTGCATCTAATAGTGAATCTGATAATGTTAATACATATCCACCTATTCCACCTGTCCAACCTCTCCAAGCATTTTCTAAAACTAATGGTGAAGAAAAAGCAGAAAAATCATCTCCATTTAATTTTCTAATTAATCCAGCTATTAATTTCATTGTTTCAGAAGTAAAATCTGTAAATTGATATTCAGATGGTACATTTTCTAATCCCGGAGGAATAATAGGTCTATCAAAAAAGAAACTTCTATTATTTTTAGTTTCAAAATAAGGCTTAACAACATCTGGTATAGGAATTAATCCTTTAAATGTTTGCACTCCGATTGCATCTTTAAATTTTTCTAATGCTTTTGGGTCTTTATCAAAATAATAATCTAAAAATCTTTCTGCACCAGTTCCAAAAATTAAACCTAATTCAAATGGTTTTGCTACTGGATAATATGTTCCATTAACTCTAATATTCCAAAACAAATCTTTTCTCCATTGAGGTAATGATTGGTAATCTGGATCATCATGGTTACGCATCCAAAGTAATATAGATGGTAGTGTTACATACATAAAAGTTTTTGCAAGAGTTTGCACAGGTCTATCTTTAAATGCTTTAATATTTTGATTTAAACCTTGTATTCTAGCATTAAAAAAAGCAGAAATTTGGTTAAAACTTTGAATTGAAGCTCCCATTCTTCTGTAGTCTATTGGGTTGTCTCTTGTTTCAATAGCTGCTTTTCTTATAGCATTTTTTTCTGATAATCCTTTTTTTAAGTTTCTTTCTACAGCATATTTAAAAACACCTTTCCTGTTAATACCTTCTGAAAATTCTGTATAAACTCTAAACCATTCTGGTAAATTTCTAATAAAATTTGTTGGTCTAGTATCAGTAAAATATTCTTTTAATGAAGAATTAAAATAAGTTCTATCAAATGTTACAAGTGAATTTTGTAATGCTTCTGATTTTTGATATTTTTCTGATATTTTATCATAACCTAATTTTCTTGATAGTGGATTTATAGTCATTGCTATTCCTGTTAATGTTTGAGAAAAAGGAACATACCAACCTTTACTTAATATAGCTCCACTAACAGCATCTCTTGCTACGTTGTTATATATAAATTCTCCAGCACCAGTAGCACCAGCTCTTAATGTTCTTGATGGTATAGAAAAAAAATTTGCAACATGTTGAAATGTTGTTTTGTCAAACATTTTGGTAGGTCGTGCAAAGGCTTCACCTACTTCCCAAACTTCTCTTTTACCATTTCTATATACAACTATTTCTGAATCTTTCAATAATCCAGATTCTTTTCTAAAAACAGAAAAACCTTCTGCTACAGATGGTTTTAAACTAGCAGGATTATCAACAACTGATTCTAATTCTTTAGCTGAAATTTTTGTTTCTTTAGTTCTTTTAACTGAAAGTTGAACTTCTGGAAAAAAATCTGCATTAACCTTTCTTACTTTTTCAATCATTTCTATAAATGATAAATTGGCTTCATTTCTTTTAGCAATAGTAATATAAGTAGATATATTATTATATACACTTTCAAATGGATCTACTATTTGTCTTTTACTACCTTTAAATATTTTTAAAGGGTTTCTAACATTTTTAGAAAAATTACCTCTGCCAGAACCATCAATAAAATCTCTGTAAAAAGGAACAAAATCTTTGTTAGCTTTTAATGCGGCTTGATAAACTTCTTTAGGTATAACACCAGCATCATATAAATATTTTAAAGCTAGTTCAGAAGTTTTAACAACCTCTCTAAATGGTACTTCAAGTTTAGGATTTTCTTTTACAAACTTTTGTGCAGATTTAATGTTTACACCTGTTTCAAGTTTTTGAGCATTTTTTTCTATAGCTCTTTTAGAAATAGAATACCTAATAAAATCTTTATATAAATCTGTATTTTTTATTTTATATTTTGTAAATATTTCTTTTAATGCTGGTCCTACAATTTTTCCTGTTTTATAATCTATTGCACCTTTTTCAATAAAACTTTCTATTGGACCTTTGACACCATGTAATAATTGAAAGTTTTCATAAGGAGAAATTTCTTTTTCATATTTTACACCAAATTTTTCAGCTTGTTTTACAGCTCTTTTATATACATGGTTTTGATCTAAAAAATTATAAAACAAATCATCTACAAAACCTTTTGTGCTAAATGTTCTTGGTTTAGTTTCGTAAGCAATGCTTTTATCTAGTTCTGCTCTAGTTTCGTCTATAATTTTATTTGGTTTATCTTTTGTGCTAATAGGTTCTAATTTAATATCTTTTTCTTTTATAGAAACATCTCTATAGGCTCTTGGTATTTCAATATTTTTAGAGTTTAAATCTTCCCATATTGTTCTGTCTTTTATTAAATCATCAATAATATCTACAGGTTTTTTACCTGTTTTTGCAGATACATTTTCTAATTTTTGTTTTGATGCTTTAATATTAAATGGTGCAAACAACAAAGTTGTAATAGCAAAATCTTCTGCTGTAGGTAAACCATCTCCTAATACAGCACCAGCTGCACTATAAGCACTAGATTGAGCTAATGTTTTTGGTATAAAAGAAGTAACTCCTAAAGCTCTAGGTAGTTTGTAAGCAGCATATAATTTTGCAGCAGTTTTAGCTCCCTCACTTAAACCTTCTTCCATAAATATATCCCACCATTCTGCATAATTTTTAACTTGACCTCTTTTTAATGCTTCTGTGTACATCCCTTGAATAGCACCTGCAGTAAATCCACCACCTACAACTGCACCTCCCGGTCCACTTGTAATTCCTCCAACTATTGCACCCGGAATAAATGTTGGTAGTTCGGCAACTAAACCTACAGCACTTTCTGTTAATTTCTCTAAAAACCCTGTACCCTCTGGTTCTGGCACATCTACTTCAAAACCAAACTCTCCTGTTGTGTGATACTTAAGCATTTTATTAACACCAGATGCTCCTAGTGCTTTTTTTACATAAGGTAAAAATTGATACCTCTCATCACTACCTAATAAAAATTTTTCTATTGCACCGGCTGCATTTACTTCTTGAGGTATATCTTCAATACTTTCCATTTTAGAAAAATCAATGTTTTGAAAATTTTTTACTTCTTTTTCTACTTCTGAAGATATAGACTTCCAATAATTTTTTTCATTTTTTCTGTCAAAAGGTACAACTCCAAATGCTTCTGTAATTTTTTCTGCAGATATACCCGCACCAATCATATCTTCTACTTTTCCTTTGCTCCAAGTATTTATTTCGGTAGAAGAAGCTCCAGCTGCAGTTAGGTCTTTAATCTGCTCTGATATAGTTGTCATTTTAAATAAATCCAGCTTTTTCTTGTTTAAGTAAATTAGAAACTTTTTCCATAGATTCTCTTATTCCTCTTTTTCCTAATTTTTCAGCATTTATATATTCGTCATTTCTTAAAAATTCTTCTGCAGCTTCTTTAAATTTTCCTGCATTTATTAATTTTATTGTTTCGGTAGATTGTCCAACTGAACCTCTGTAATATTCATAAAACAATGCAAGTTGTAAGTTTTCTGAAAATTGATTAAACAAAGGTATTCTATTTTGTATTTCATCTAATCTTATAGTTATATCTTCTTTTAAATATTCTAATGCTTTTTCTTTTGTTATTGTATCACCTTCTTTAATAGATGATCTATTTCTACCATAACCTATAGTAAAATTTTTTTCATTAAAAAGTTTTTTGGCTTTTAATAATAATCCTTCTTCATTTATTATTAATTTTTCAAATTTTTTATAAGGAGCTAAACTAATTTTACTTGCTTTTACTTTATTGTTTTCTCTATCTTTTTGTAGTCTTTCTAAAAATCTTTTAGGTGGATTACCTTGTTCATCATATTCATAATAACTATCTTTATAAGATATACCTTCTTCTAAAAATTTTGGTTCTTCTTCACCACCTAAAGCATCAAATTCTTCTTGAGTAATGTCGCTAGTATCTTGTAAATCCTCTCTTAATTTTACTCTACCCGGAAATTTATAATCTAAATATTCTTTTGAATTTAAATAATTTTCAACTGATCCATATTTTTCTTCATTGTAAGGTGGTATTTCAATTTTATCACCAGATATTTCAGAAGATTTTTCTGCAATAATTTGTGTAATAGCATCTTTGTCTGATTTATAAAGTTGTATTAAACCTTTACCTATATAATTTTTGCTAGTCTTATCTAATAATTCGTCTGCATTTATTCCTTGTTGTAAACCATTATTAAATCTTAATATCATTTGAGATTGAAAGTTATTTAATCTATTGTCTGTTGTTGTATCAATATATTTTAATGAACTTTCTCCCTCAATAGATGGTTGCAATGTTTCTATTACTTTAAATAACTTATTATTGTTAGTCATAAAGTCTGCATTATTTGTGTTAGGCAATAAGTAATTTAAATAAAATCCAAATTCAGCTTTTGATATTCCATCTCCAACTCTTTCTGTAATACTTTTAGCTTCTGTTTCACCGGGTAGTGTAAATTTAGTTATATGATCTTTTACTTCTCCAGATAATATTTTTTTTTGTATTTTAAAATTTTTATAATATTCATTAACATTATTAAATTCTTCTTGTCCAACTTTTGTAGACAGATTAATTATTTGATTTTTAGCATCTAACTCATAAGCATTAGTAGGATCGCCAAATACTTCATTTATTTTTAACAAATCAATAGTTTCTAAAAAATCTGAATTATTAAATAATTTACTATAATCATTTACAGCTTTTTGTTTATTTTCATTTAAAAATGCTGTTTGTCTATTGTTCAATTCTGAAGTATTTGTTCTTCTTTTAGTTCTAGCAAATTCAATGATTGCAGCTTTGTCGGCTTTAGGTAATTTATCCCATTGTTTAATTAAATCTACATTACCATCAAATGTACCATCAACAATTTCTTGATAATCATTTACAAGTTGAGATGCTGTGCTATCTTCATTTAAATTTAAAGCAAAAGTAAATAGCTGTTTATTATTTTCTAATATTTGACCATCTGCAGCATTAAGTAATTTTTGTTTTTCTTCAACTGATAAACTTGTTAATTTACTAATATTTGATTTTAAAAATTCTGGTTGAGAAACTGCAAGAGAAGCTCCTAAAGTATTTTCTCCAAATTTTAAATATAATTCTGCTTGTTTTTTTTTAATACCAAAATCATCTAGAGTAGTGTCTTGTTCTATTCTTGAAAGAACATTTTTTCTATAAACTTCTAAATAACTAATTCCATTTAATTTTAATGCTAAAGCATCTTTCATAACAAAATCATCTGTTATTTTTTTAGTATCTTGGAACTGTGTATTTCTTGAATCTAATAATGCTTTTGTTTTAAATATACCTGCAGTAGCATAAAATTTTTTTTCTAATGCTTTTTTAGTAAAATTATCTAAGTCTTTAACTTTATTTGCTTGTGCATATTCCCATAATTTATTAACATCATTGTCAAAAGAATTAGAAGCATTACCGGGATTTCCATTTGCTCCTGTTTCACTTTGTATTGTATATAATCCTTTAGGACCATTTTCTTGATTAACATATAAGTCAGCAAGTATTAATGTTGCTTTATTATCTGCTTCTAATTTTTTTTCTTTTACATATTCATTTGATAAAGTTTTTTGTAATGATTGTGTAGCAGTAAATATATTGTTTGATGGAGATACTTGTATGTTTGAGGTAACACTTCCAGTTTGTGTTGTCATTTCTGCACTAGATGTAAATGTAGGTATCTTTGGCATTATTTATTCCTTGATCTATTAGAAGATTTAGATTGTAGTCTTAAATTACCTTTACTATTATTTCTTGGATTTCTATCCTTGTGGTCCACATCTCTACCCAATATACTATTACCAAATTTTTTTTTCATAATTCTTCTTGCACCATTTCTACCAGCTCTATTCTTTTTTTGTTTTGTTGTAGAGTGGTAATTAGCATATTCTGATTTATAATTTCTCATTACTTAAACATTCCTGCAGAATCTCCTATTCTTAATAAACTTTCTCCAGCTCTAGCATAAGAACCAAGAGCAGCAATTTTACCTTCTCTTCTTGCAATAACTCCTTGTATTCTTGCAAAGTTTGCTTCTTCCATTTTTTGTGATTGAGCAACTTTAGAATTATAATCCATTACATCTTTTTGTACTTCTGCTTGTTCAGCATTATATCTTAAAATATTTAAAGCACTTCCAGATAATTCTACACCAGATTTTAATGTAGCTACTTTTGTTGTTCCTGTTAGTTGTTCAAATTGTTGATCAAATTTAGCAATATCAAATTCAGTTTGTTTTTTTATTGCTTCAGCTTCTTGTTCTTTTACAAGAGCATTTCTATTTGCAACTTGTTGATTATATTTACCAAGTGCAGATTGTTGTCCTGCTGCTGCAACATCAAATACAAAACTCATTAAAATATCCTCGCATATCTGTATTGATCTGTTCCATCAAAACCATAATGTTTCATTAAACCTTCGTTCTCCAAACCTAACCACTCTGCAAATCTTTGACCTTGAG